CGGCCGAAGTGGTGCCGGACGGCGCCGCGGAGTTTTTTTGCGCCGCCTCGCGCTGGTTGACAAAGAAGTGGTCGAACCAGCACACGGCCATGGCCTGCTCCAGACCCGGATAGGCCTGGTTGGTCGAGCGCCGCTCTTCATGGCTGTAGGGCACCGCGTTACCGTTCTCATCGAGCATGCCGCCCCAGCCCGCGACTACCTTGTCGAGTAGCTCGGCATTGCTGAGACGGCGGTGCTCCTGGGTGGGTGCGGCGTCCGCCTTGGGCGCGGGCACCTCGACCACATAGCCCAGCGTGTAGCGCTTGTGCAGCTCGTCGCGCTCGCCCTCGGGCAGGCGCTTGAAGATGGTGTCGAACTTGTGCACGTGGAACGTGCCGTTGTCGTCGGGCAGGAACAGCTCGGCGGGGCAGGTGACTGTGGGCTTGAGACCGGAAATCTTGACGGCCATGGTTTTCCTCTTGCGGTTGGTGGTGGGTGGTGGGTGGACTGGGGAGCCGCCGCGCCGGTCAGCGCACCACGATCTCCCATTCGTCGTTGCCCAGCAGGGGCACGTAGCGCAGCGGCACCGTGATCTGCTGGACACCGTCCGACTCCCCGAAGGTGGGCTTGCCAAGCTGCACGTTGGGCGCGATCAGCTCGATCACGTTGGTGGCGCCGGGGCCGTGCTTGAACGCGATCGGGCCGCGCGTGGACTGGCGGGCCAGCTCGACCCAGTTCTTGTCGGATACGCGGGTGTTGTCGAACGTCACGCTGCCGGTGCTCTTGCGGCCGGTGATCTCGACCGTGTCCACGTTGATCAGGTCGCGCTTGATGACCGTGTTGCCGAAGTCGAAACTGAATGCGCTGGCCGCCACTGCCGTGCCGTGCAGCGACAGCGTGGTGTTCGCCTTGTTGACGCCGAACGGGTCCTGGAAGGCGGCATAGGAAGCGGCAGGCAGAGGGGCATCGGTGGCCGCCTGGTAGGTGCCCGTGATCTCGAACTGCCATTTGGCAATCGTCTTGGCGTCGCCAGCCAGCTTCGTGTTGATCATGCCGGCCGTCATCTTCTGCAGGTTGCGGCCCACGGCGATGTAGATCGTCACGCTCTCCAGCCCATCGGTGACGGGGGCGAAGCGCACGTCGGTATCGTCGTTCACGGTCACGCTGGTGGCCGAGGCGCGCAGCAGCGCGTCATAGCCGGGCAGCTCGCCGGGCACCGCCACGCCCGCCGCTTCCACCGAGAACGACAGCTTGGCGTACTGGGTGACCATGGTGCTGCCGCCGTCGCCGAAGTACGGGCGGATGTTGTTGCGCTCGATCTCGTCGCCTTCCAGCGGCGTGAAGGTCACATCGCTCACGAGGATGGCGTTGGCCGCGCCCGTGGGCAGGGCGTCGGTGCCCTTCGTGGTTTCGACCTTGGCGAGGATGATGGTCTGGTTGATGAAGATCGGATCGGACATGGCCGTTTAATTCCTGTGCGTGTTTGTTGATGGGGGCCGCTCAGTCGGCTGCGCGCCGGGTGCGCTCGATCAGCGAGCGGGTGCCATCGGCTTTGCGGCGGTAGAGGCCGCCCCGGCCGGTGTGCTCGTCGCGCGCCGGCGCCTGGGCCGCCGGCGAGGCGGTCGCCGGGGCATCAGCCACGGGGGCATCAGCTCCAGCGCCAGCGACAGTTGCTGCGGCTGCGGCCGGCTGCGCGGCTTGCTGGCCTTCTTGGGCTTGCGGCGCTTGCGCGTCGTCACGGGTGGTGGCATCGGGCACCTTCTTCAGCTTGGTGGACTTGGTCACGAGTAGCTCCAGGTTCTGAGTTGCAGGACAACGGAGTGGCACAGCACTCCCGAGAAAAAAACCGGCCCCGCATCCACGACCTGCACGCCATCGGTGCTGTCGTCGCGGCCGGCCAGCGGGCCGGGCTGGCACACGCCGCCCAGGGTGGGATCGGCACGCACCACGGCGCGGAACTGCTCAACCAGGCCGTCGAGCACCAGCTCGGTCGCGTCCGCGTCGCGAAAGGCCAGGTAGCCGCGCACCGTCCAGGTGTGCACGTTCACGGTGCGGCGAAGGTTCGGGCTGTGCTCGGCCGTGCTGCTGCGGCGCAGCCACCAGCCGCGGATGTGCGGGTCTGCAGGCGTGCTGCCAGGCGGCGGCGTGTAGACGTAGAGGTCGGCGAACTCGCCGTTGCTGTCGGCGTGGCGCTCGCGGTCGTGGACGATGCCGATCTCGGGCACCGAGGCCAGGGCCGCAACGATGGCGGCGCGGTGCTGGGCCAAGGTGCTCATGCGGCACCTCCGGCCAGGCGCTCGGCCACGCGGCCGGCCGCGCTCTCGAACATGCGCAGCACCTGGCCCTCGGTGGCGGCGATGGCCTGCTCCAGGGGGCGCTGCGGCGCGGTGCCCTTGCGGGCGATCTTGCGGGCCACCAGGAAGGCCACGCTGCGCTCGCGCTTGGGTTCCACGCCCAGCACCGCGCGCACCCAGGGCACCAGGGCCTCGACGGGCGGCATGTGCGGCTTGGTGCCCAGCTCCACGAACATGAGCGAGGGCTGCGAGCTGCCCACGGTGCCGATCACGCCCACGGGCGTTGAGAATGCGTCGCTCGTGATGCTGGCGGCTGTCTTGCCCGTGGCCTTGGGCGTTTGCTCCTTGGCCTCGCGCTCGACCAGCAGCGTGGCCTCGGTCATGGTGCCGAGCAGCTCGCGGCGCGTGGCCTCGGGCGCCTGCTCGAAGCCGCGCAGCAGCGCGGCCAGGCTGGGGATGGACAGGTGCAGGCTGCTCACAGCACACCTCGCGTGAGCTGGTGGCGGCGCCGGCCCGGCCAGGACACCACGGCGGCGGCAGCGGCCTGGCCGCCTGCGGGCGAGCCTGCTGGGGCGAACGGATCGGCCTGGCTGGTGCCCTGGTAGTAGGCCGAGCGGTATTCCTTGGCGCGCGCCGCGAAGTTGCGGGCGCGGCTTTCGGTGCGAGCCACGTCGCCGCCCGTAGCCGCCTCGCGCTCGCCGCTGTAGCGCGCCGCGAGCTGCTGGCACAGCAGGTGCGCCGCGTACTGGGCGACGGCCAGGCGGTGCTCTGCCGGGATTGTGTCCGCGTCCACGTCGAGCAGATGGGGCACGGCGAAGGCTACACGCACGACAGCGCCGGCAGGCAACGCGTTGATGCACTCCAGGCCCCAGCCGCCAGCGGGCATCCGGTAGGCATCCACGTAAACCGGCGTGCGCGTCTCGATGGGGTACAGGACATGCAGCACCCGCGCCGCATCGCTCCAGCCTTCGGGCACGGGGCCGAACACGCCCAGCGACGGCCAGGTCACATCGTCATGCAGCTCGCGCGGCAGATCGGTGCTGTAGCGCACGCGCGCCTGCTCGATGGCGCGGTCGCGGGTGTCGGGCGTGACGGCCTTGTCCTGGTCGGACACCATGTCCTTCACGAGCTGCTGGTAGTCGGCGAGTGCCATGTTTAAAAGTCGGTGGTCGGGTGGTCGGCTGGGTTGGTGAAGGCTCCAGGTGTGGAGCCTTTACGAACCCACCCCTCGCGGGGCGGGCCGGGCTGCATTCATGAAGGGGGGGCCACCCCCTGGCGCCGTGTGGCGCCCGCTTCTCCTCGGGGTGAGTCCGGTCAGGCCACCACGGCCTTGGTGAAGGCGCGGTAGTCGGTCACCGCGCCGCCGTAGATGTGGCGCAGCTTGTAGGTCAGCTTGTCGGCCGCGAACATGGAGCCCACCGTGGGCGAGTCCTGCACGAACAGGTCGGGCTCCTGCTGGCCGTCCATGAAACCGATCTCGATGCCGGGGATGTCAGCCGGATCGGCGGCGGTGCACCAGTCGTTGGCATCCGCCCAGTACCAGACCGGGATGATGTTCATCGTGAGCGACTGGATGAACGTCTTCTCGTTGTTGGTGGACAGCTTGAACAGATCGACTGCGGCCTCCTGCAGCTCCACCGGCACGACCAGGCGCGAGGGCGTAATGCCGATGCGGTCGTTGCTCGACAGCTCGGTCTGCTTGAGCATCGCCAGCCGGTGCGCCGCGAGCTGCGCCTTGTCCAGCGCGGCCGTGAACAGGTTGCCGTGATCGACGTGGAACAGCGCCTTGGCGTCGTAGATCACCGGATTGGTGCGCAGGAAGTCGAACACGAACTTGGCGAGCGTGCGCTTGGCGGCGCGCGAGAGCTTCGTGGGAATACGGCGGATCGCGCCCACGTCGTCGTTCTTGATCATCTCCAGCGTCACGTCCTCGGTACCGCCCTTCTTGACCGCCTTGTAGGTGGCCTCTTCGTCGCTCGGGCTGGTCAGTGCCTGGTAGTCGGCGCCCTCGGCCACGGTGGGCAGATCGCCGTAGCCGCCCCAGCGGGTGCGGTGCTGCATGCGGAAGTCCGAGAGCGGCACCACGTTGACGATCTGGCGCCAGCCGTCGAAGTCCACCGCAGCGCGGTACTCGGCCAGCATGCGGCGTGCCACGCTGTCGCCCAGCACCTCGCCCAGCGAGGCACTGCCCAGCGATTCGACCAGGCGCGACTGGTCGCACTCGCGCAGGCGGCCGGTGACCAGGCGGTCGCCCGTCATCTCGAAATAGCACTCCTTGAAGGACTGCACGCGGCCGTGGTCCTTGTGGGTGGGGTCCCAGAAGGCATCCAGCATGTCGCGCATGGTCAGGCTGCGGTCGCCCACTGTGATCGCGCCATTGCCGAACATGGGCACGCGCACGGGGCCGCTTTCGGTCAGACGGGCGACATAGCCGCCCTCGGCCGTGATCAGCTCGCCCACGGCGGCCTCGGTGAGCCGGTCTGCGCCGGCCGTGGCGA